AAATTATTCCTGTTGTAAATTACAGAGGCGTTTCTGTTGTAGAAAATAATAAGTTAGAGATTCAAAAAGAGGTAAAAATTAAACGAAGGAATTTTAAAAAATAATATATAATATATATGAGAGGAGAAGCTAATGGCAAAAGGTGGATGTTTTGAATTAGAGATAGCCAAGAAATTGTCGCTGTGGTTAACTAATAATAAAAGAGATGATTTGGTTTGTCGTACTGACACTTCTGGAGGTCGAGCTACAGTACGGACAAAGCAAAAAAAAGAAACAAATAAGTATCTCTATGGTGATTTAAAACATAGTGATGATTTGGCAAAACTTTTATTCGATAAATGGTCGATTGAATGCAAAACAGGTTATGCCAAAAAATCGAAATTAAAAGACGGCACAAAGAAAGTTATAAATTGGGATATTTTAGATTTACTAGATTCAAAAAGTAAATCTCCAGTTATTTCTGAAATGTTGTTTCAATGCACAACTGATGCTTGTCTTTCAAGAAGAGAGCCTGTTTTGATTTTTAGAAGAAATCAAAAACTTCCGTGCATAGTAATAACTCTAACATATTTTCTTCGTCTTTCGAAATATTTTGGTTTGCCAAAATTCTTAAAGATAGAAGCTGATATTCCTAAAATGCATGAGCCAAACAATAGAATTGTTATTATAAAATTTGATGATTTTCTTAAGTGGGCTGATTCAAAAGTTATAAAGGATCTGTTGATATGAAATTAATAAAAGCTAGATTTTGTCCAGATTGTGGAGAGGTTTTTGAGTTTGATGCGACTTATAAATCTTGTCCAAGCTGTACGAACAGATCAACAGTTTTGCTGGCGAATCTTTTCAAGAATAATGTGATACTATGTGAGGATATTTATTTTCAAAATAAAATAGAGAGTGGCATGGTGGTCTTAAAGAAATGATAGACGGAGGAGTTTCCATAAGTTTCTCCTTTCGCACCTAAACCACTCTCGCTTTAATAGGAATTATAAATGAGAAAAAGAGAATATATTGTAGAAATAAAAAAAGAAGATAAGTGGGTTTTTCGTTCTGGACACAATAATGAAATCTCTGCACTTTCGAATTATGAAGCGATTTGTAAGTTAAAAAAAGTAAGAGTGAAAAGGAATGGGATTGTTATTTTAAATAACCAATAAGAGTTGATATAAAAATAGGGCGTGTGGCGGTTGCATAAAACCTAGACACAGAGCCTCAGTAAGTGCATATAGGCAATCCAACTGCCACGCCCGAAGGAGAAAATAATGAACGAGATGGCAAGAATAAAAGCAAATCCTTACGATGCAAGAATGAAATTAATTCAGGCATTGAACGATTGCGGATACGGAACAAGAGTTGTTGAGAAAAAAGAACATTCATACTCAATAACTACCGATTATTTTGTCATAATTTACAAGGCTATTGATAAACAAGGGCATATGTTTTCCTGCCACGCCCCGAAGGAGGAGAAATGAAAGAACTGGAAAGGTTGATGAATGAGCTTGTAACAATGGTTTACACTAATGGCAGATTGGAAATTGACAAACATCACGGTACAGACCGCTATAAGCAAGCCATCCTCAGGATGTTTGAGGAGAAAGACAAGAGAATTGCCGAGCTTGAGGCACAGGTTGAGAAGCTGAAGTGCTGCGGTAATTGCACTAGCTTTATGATAGACGACCACCACGTTTTATATTGTCAAAATGACGTATATCCGTTTCCTATTTTAGGGAAGTGCGACAGATGGGAGGCAAGCCATGACCAAATTAGAAAAATTAATCATCAAAAGCTGGCATAAGGGTAAATTAAAAGATGAAAGCCTATGATTAAATCCCAATCTCCAGAAGGAAGAGATTTTGAAATGAATACATATACGTCACATTCAACACTATGCTGCCATTGGTGCAAGATTCCACTAGGGAACGCTTCACAAGTAACGTATTTAAACGGTAATTTACCGATCTGCGATTTATGTTTATCAAAACAAGTAACTCCTAAAAGAACAGAATACGATGATGAGGTTGATAGAATAAAAATTTTAATCCAAGATGAGGGAGCAATAGATGAAAAAGAAAATAATGGTTGATATAGAAGTCATCAAGAAGAAAATATTAAATATGTTGCCATTTGTGTCTCGAAAAGAACATTTATATATTGTCGCCAGTCTGCAAGAGAAACATTGTAGAGATTTATCTGCTACGGAACAAGCAGTAAGCAAAGAAATTGATAAAATTGGGAAGGTGCTTGATAAAATAGCAACAATACAGTGGAGGCGTGAAGGTGGCGATAAGTATGGTATGTATTTGACATTCAATCCAGAAGGCTTTGGTGGTTTTCACCAATACGAAGATTTGAAATATATTGCTATGGCAATGGGCAGGAGAGTTGAAGAAGAAATTGCCGCAGCTCGGTTTATATCAAAAGCATCTCAACTTGAAAGAGATATTTGTGAAGGTAGAACGCACCGCAAATTGCAAACAGGCTGAAAGTAAATGACCTATATTTATACGTGGAAAAATAATTCTAAGCGAAGAACTCTTTACGGTCGAAAGTGCCGATTGGTTAAACGGCCACTTCAGGAGAAGGTATAAGTGCATGGAGGGAGGGAAAGCAAACAACCTAACCCCACTTATGCCCACGCAGACGAGATTCTTAAAAGGATGAAAGAGTTTTGCGGAGAGGAAAGATATTCCAGTTTTATACAATACTTACAAAACCGGTTTGAGATTAAAGAATTTATTAGCACATACCTCAACGTTCCTGTCCGGACGAAAGACGAAATTTTGAAAATGGTCCTGTTGCAGAAGGCGATTGAATTTTTGGAGGATAAATGATGAACCTACAACTTAACCATCACTTCAGTTATGGTCTAGTTGACCTTAGCATTATCCTTGGAGCGGGATTAGTCTTTGTTATCCCTATGCTCCTTGGTTACGCAGTACTTACCATGATAGCTTGGCATTGGATAAAGAAAGTTTGGAATTTACTATGGGAAGGTATGGATGAGGAAAGAAGGGTAGAGTACACGACAATAACTTTTAAAACAGAGAAGTGGTAATTATGATTAAGTGTCGGTTTTGTGATAAGACTTTTAACAAACTTAAAAAAGATGGCACGCCTGCAAAGTGGCAACACCTATTAAAAAATCATTGTATGATTAAACATAAAAAAGAGTATGCTGAATTCCGCAGACATATGAGAGAAACAAAACATGATTAAAGAATGTTCAAAGTGTAAAAGTAAGAAGGTGGTCAAGGGTCATAAGCCTAACGAATATCGTTGCCTTGACTGTGGACTTATTATGATTGAAGGGAGAAAAGTAAATGAAAGAATTTACAGAAGAAAGAAATGACGAACGTAAGAATCCATTCTGCAAAGATGGTAAATGGTACTGGTATGATGAAACAGAGCAGTTATCAGAGCCTTATGATACAGAAGAGGATGCACGAGTAGCACTACGATCATATCTTGATTTATCTTTAGGTTGCTAAGTTATGCGTAAAAAGAAAGTGAGTATAAGTTGGTTTGCAATAATTGCTATAATACTGGCACTGATTGTCGGCTGGAGTTATATTATTTTAAAAGAAATTTTTATTGAAATGAAATACATTATCACAGGAGGAAAAAATGACAAATCTGGAAGGAAGGAGCATAATAAAACAAATGGCTCAAATTAAACAATTAATAAGTGAGGAATTGGAAGAGAAATATCGAGAATTTGAGAAAGAGTTTTCATATCATATCAAACCGACTCATGCTGTATTGGGGTATGAAAGTTTGGATTTATTAAGAAGCGAGGTTGGCACATATTTTAAAAAAGACGTTGAGAATTTGGATAAGGTGAGAGGATTAAGGATTTTGATAATGAGAGAGAATCCTATGTTTGTTGGTTGGGCATACATAAAATAAATTTAAGGAGAAAGTAAAATGGTTGGAGAAACAGTAAAATTTAAAATGGGAGACTTGAATCAGATTTTTAATGCTATCGGCAAATTAGCCAAACAGCCTCTTCAAATGAAAGCAGCATATTGGCTCAAAAGGAATTATGAAAGTATTGTTGCTTCTTGCAAGGAACTTGACAAAGCCAGGAATGATTTGATTCTTGAATATGGCATTCCAGAAGACAAGCATATTGAACAACTGTTAAGTGAGTTGCCAGATACATTGACAGAAGAAGAGACTGCTCAGCAGGATCTAATGAAGAAAAGATTAGAGGAATTGAAAGCAGGAAATTATCAGTCTCAATTTTTTATTCCTGAAGATAATCAGGAATTCAAAAAGAAACTGAATGATATTCTGGAGACAGAAGTTGAAGTCACAGTTAATAAAATTGAAATTGAGGATATGATGAATGCAAAAATAACAATGGGAGAACTTCATTTTATTGCATTTATGCTGACAGAAAAGTCATTAATTCAAGTATCAAGAACTCATTTGCAGTGAGAGCTGTAATGGAAATGCAGGGAGAGAGAAATGAGACATCTAGCATCTATAACGAAAAAGACAATGTTAGTAATTATTCTATGTGTCGCTTTTTCATCATCTTGCCATGCTTATGAATTTGCAGAGAAATGGACAAAGGCTGATACAGCTCTGCAAGCGACATTCATAAGTTTAGGTCTTATTGATTGGGCACAAACTAGATGGATGGCGAAGCAAGATTGGTATTGGAAAGATACGCATCATATAGAGATGAACCCGTTTTTGGGGAGAAAGCCTCATCAAGATAAAGCAGATTTTTTAATTCCAGTTGGATTAGTTTTACATACTGTCGTAGCTATGGCCTTGCCTTCATCATACAAGATAAAAGGATTTGATATTATGCCTAGAAGAACTTGGCAACTCATTTTTATTGGGGCAGAACTTGGGGCAGTAGGCAATAACTTTAATATAGGAGCAAGGATTGGGTTTTAAAAGAGAAAGTATTATGAAAATAATTAAGATTCTCTATAAATATAAGCAGGATTTTGTTGCTCATTTTGAGTGTGAGCATTGCGGAAATATCATAGAAGCAGCAGGACACGATGATTATAATTTTCATGAGTATGTATTGAAAAATTTAGTTTGCCCCAAATGTAATAAAGCAGGAAGTCCTGAGAATAAGAAAGTAGGATTAGAGGTGGGAGAACAGTTCAAGTCAAGTAGGAGTGGCGCCCTACCACCTACTTTAATAAATAACATTGAGGTATTTATATGATTAAAAAAGTATTTGAATTTATAGTAGTTGTTCTTGCTTTGCCCATTGCATTTATTATTTTAGTACCGCGTGTTGCGTGGAGAATCGCTGATATTTGGTTTGAGGACGGGAAAGTTGGAGCATAACGAAAAAATCAGCCGGAGCGTAGCGAATCGGCTGGAGTGACGGGTTATGTTTTTTAATAAAAGGAGCGAAAATGAGCATTGAATTAAGAGATGGGAGTTTTACACCCATAGAGCCGTTTAGTGATTCTCTGATGGCTAAATTTAAAGATTTTGCCGAAACCGGACAAGCAGTGGCCTTGCATGTTGGCACAGAGGCTTTCTTACAAGATAGAATTAATAAAAAAAGTTTAGAAGAACAGGTGCAAGAATTACGGGAGAAAGTCGAAGCACAAATACCAGCACAATCCACTGTTTTACATATCCCGAATATGGATGAAATCAAGAAGATTATAGGAACATAACACTAAAGCTCACCCGCTTGTCGGGTGCAGCGCCTTGTTGGGCGCTGATATTCCATCATAGAAAGGAGGTGAAACAAATGGACGATAATTGCACAGCACAATGCGAAATGCCTCGATATGTGTGCCATAAAGAAGTTCATGCTCTGAAGATTGAGCGCATTGAATTTGATACTGACAAGGCGAAGGAAGATGGCAACAGGGAAACAGACGGAAGCGCGATGATATTTCCAAAGGAGAAAGTATATGCGCCTTTCAAAGTAAACCATGAATACGTTCGGAAGCACAACCCGAAGGCCGGCGGGTATTATGTTGTTTATGCCGACGGATACGAGTCATGGTCTCCCGCAGATGCGTTTGAAAGTGGTTATACATTGATGTGACAAACTGGGCGGGAGGATATTCGTATCTTTCCGCCCAACGAAAAAATTAGCCGGATAAGGGGCATAATAGACCAAAGGCCAGATAATTTTAGCGCCAATGTGAAAAGCCCCGAACTCCGGCGAAAATAAAACAGAGGGAACAGGGAACAATGAGCCTTAGATACGAACAATATCATAGCTTAAAACTCACAAAGCAACTGTTGGTAGATTTATTGTTTACTGCCTCCCGGCCAAAGAGAATTTCTGAACTTAAAAGGCGGGTTGGGTGTTGTCTGCGCCACTACCCTTTTTTGGAAGACAACGGAAAGCCGATATTTTCACAAGATGATTTTACACAGGAGTAAAGGGGATGATCGCTAAAAAAACATTTATCGCTGCAATGAAAGCATTGCAGAAGCAGAAGACGCAAGAAGAATCCATTGCGAAAGCTCTGGAAGAAATGACCGGTGAAACGCATTATTTTAACGTATCAGATAATATTGAAAACGCGCTGGTCAATATTCTTACGGAAATTTTAAAAGACAACTACGGCTGGTTAGCATGGTGGATTTACGAGAAGGATTTTGGGCGGGAAAAACTAAAGGCATACGATGTGAATAAGAAGGGCATAAAACTCAACACCGCCTCACAGCTTTATGATTTTTTGATTAAGGAAATGTAAGGATCAAGAATGTATTTTTTTACAGCAGATGAACACTATAATCACGCCAATGTAATTAGGTTTATGAAAAGACCGTTTGCGACATTAACGGAAATGAATTGCGAATTGGTAAGGCGAAACAACGAGATTGTTAAGCCAGATGATTTTGTTATTCATGCGGGAGATTTTTGCTGGAAGGGAAGTGCGGAGTTCATCTGCAATTTGCAAAAGTCACTTGTCGGCAACCACATTTACTTAAGAGGCTCACACGATAACTGGATGAACGGACACCATCACGAGATATGGGAAAAAACCATTGAAGGACAACACGTTGTTGTGTGTCACTACGCCATGAGAACATGGGGGAAATCGCATTGGAACTCATGGCAACTACACGGACATTCTCATGGAAAATTAGAGCCGATTGGCAAACAGTATGACGTTGGTGTCGATTGTAATAATTATTATCCGGTGTCATTTGAAATGATTGTGGAGATTATGAAGTCCGCACCGGACAATTTTAATCTTGTTCAAAAAAACATGAACACACGTGAAAAATGTACAAACCGCCGACTGGGCAAGGAAACCTAATAACGAAAGAAAAAGACCTGTCCCTGTTCGGGTTTGAGAATAAAAGGGAGTTGAGAAAGAACAAAAAAAATAAACAAAGGAGAAATTAAAATGAAACAGAAACAATTGGAGAAATTATTTAATGCAAGAATAAAACATTGTGCAAATTTGTTACTGAGTAAAGGCAAAGAATATTCAGATGGGTCAGATAGGCTTCGGAATTTTTATGATGGCTCTGTATTGCTCGGTATAAATCCAAAACAATATGCCTTATCCTTGGTAACAAAGCATATTGTGGCTTTGAAAGATCATATCATGCAGAATAAAGAAATGTCAGATGAGTTTATTGATGAAAAGATATCTGATATTATTAATTATGCTGTTTTGATTGAAGCATTAAATAAAGAGTAAGGAGGAAATAAATGCCAAGTCCAAAGAATAAAAACTTAGCAACAATACGGAGAAACACAAGAGATGGATTTGTACAATATATGATGGCGAATCCAGAATATTTTAAACAGCAATTCGATAAAAAAGAAGTATCAAAAAAAATCATAAATAAACAGTTTGACCAGCTACAGAAAGAATACCTTATCTGCGGAGGAGAAGGAGCAAATTAAGGACAAGGAGAGGAGAAGAAAAAATGAAAATATCAGAGATAAAAAAGAAAATGCTAGAACGGAGAGATTTTTACGGAGCAGATATTCCTGAAGTGGATCGCATAAAAAAGACGAAGACGAAAAAAGAACTTGATTGAGTAATGAGAGATTACAGATTTCATATGGAAGATAGAGAACAGGAGGCTCTTGGGCATTTCGAAATAGTTTAAAATTATAACAATATAATAAGTTGAACAACAAAAATTATAAAGGATAGCCAAAAAAAAGTATAAAAGGAAATAAACTCTCTGCGAGGTTAAAGTGGCTAATAAATGCGTCTTAAAAAATTGTCCTGAATATAAAATATGTACAAGAAAGAAAGATCCATTTAAACATGATTTAATTTGTCTCGGATATTACAATTACATAACTCAGGATTCAAAAAGCAAAAGAGGAAAACAATTTGAATTTAATATTTCAAACTCTCTTGACTCGATAAATGTTTCAGCAGAGGAATTAAAAACAATCTATGAATCAGGAAAGACCAGACGCCAGTTAATAATACAAATGTTCTTTTTTGATAATGAAAGCGTAAACTCTATTTCCGAACAGCTTTATTGCACCAAGCAATACATACATCAAGTGATTAAAGAATGCAAAAAAATGCTGTTAAGCAAAACCATTAAAAAAAGTAAACTAAAAAAACAGAGGTAAAAATATTTTTTCATGTCTATGTAGTTAAAATTATTATCTTTTCAAAAATAAATCATCAAAAAACAACCAAAAATCCCTTTACTTTTATATAAGTGAGGGATTTTTATTATGTTAACCAAAGCAGAAAAAAGAGCAAAGCAAAAGAAAGAAACGCTAATAAGGAGAAGGGAAAAAAATAAGCTTCCTCAAGGTAGGCCGAAGTCTTATTCTGAATATATAGGAAGGCATATCTGTAATGAAATAGCAAAGGGAAGAAGCTTAAAAAAGATATGTACAAAAGATAACAACATGCCAACAGAACCTACTGTATATAGTTGGCTCCAAAGAAAAAATAAATACTTTGTGGAATCTTTTTTTAATAGTTATCGAGAAGCCAAGGATATGCAGGCAGAAAGGTTCGCAGAAGAGATAATAGAAATAGCAGATGATGGTGAGAATGATACCTATGAAAAGCTGAATCCAAAGACAGGGAAAGTAGAAACATATGTTGACCACGACCATATAAGAAGAAGTGATTTAAGATTGAAAGCAAGAATGTGGGCAACATCAAAACTTCTCCCTAAAAAGTTTGGAGACTTAACTAAAGTAGAATTGACAGGAGCAGATGGTGCTCCTTTAATTCCTGAAAAAGTAATTATAGATTTCGGAAATGGAAATAAAGCGGAGTTAGAAGACGAATGATAAGAATAAATATTCCTCCAGTTTATTCTGATATGGCGAAATTCAATTTTCGTTATTATGTTGTTTATGGAGGACGAGGTTCTGCCAAGAGCTGGTCAATAGCAAGATTCTTAATTGGGATAGCTTCATATCTGAAACTGAGAATCCTTTGCACAAGAGAATTACAAACCACCATTGGAGATTCAGTTCACAAATTATTGGCAGACCAGATAGACAATCTTGGTCTTGGAAAATATTATAATGTCACTCAGAAATCAATAATCAGTACAGCAGGCAGTGAATTTATATTCAAGGGAATGAGACACAATGTTAATGAAATAAAATCCCTTGAAGGAGTGGATATCTGCTGGGTGGAAGAAGCTCAGTCAACCAGTGAAGACTCCTGGAAAATTATAATCCCAACAATCAGAAAAGAAGCAAGCTGCTTCTTTATAAGTTTTAACACAGGTGAAGTTTTAGATCCTACCTATCAGCGGTTCGTAATGAATCCTCCTGATGATTGCATTACAAAGAAAGTTTCCTGGAGAGACAATCCTTATTTTCCAGAAGTGTTAAATAAAGAAAGATTATACCTTCAGAGAATAGATAAAGAAGTGTACCAGCATATTTGGGAGGGCGAGCCATTATCAATTAGTAATGCTTCTGTATTCAAAGGAAGATACAAGATTGATACTTTTGAAACTCCTGAAGGTGCAAGATTCTTTCATGGAGCTGATTGGGGATTCAGTCAAGATCCTACTGTTTTAATCAGATGTTTTATTAAAGACAATAAACTATTTATTGACAGAGAAGCTTATGGAGTTGGAGTTGAGCTGGATGAAATTCCTGCGCTGTTTAGAAATTCAGTTCCTACAGTAGACCGGTGGAGCACTAAAGCAGACAATAGCAGACCTGAAACAATTTCTTATTTACTCAACAAGCATAGAATAAATGTAAGTGCAGCAAAGAAGTGGCAAGGCAGCGTTGAAGATGGCATTTCGTATTTAAAGAAATTCGAAGAGATAGTAATTCATCCAAGATGCATTCATACTATCGAAGAATTTAGAGCTTATTCTTACAAGACTGATAGAAAGACTGGGGAAGTCCTTCCAATATTAATCGATAAAAATAATCATTGTATTGATGCCTTGCGTTATGCATTAGACGGATACATTAATGATGATCCTTCTTTTGTTGATTTTATTTATGGTGCTGATAAAGGAACTGAAATAAGAGAGCAAGAAGTTTTGAGGAGATCAATTTCAATCTGAAAGGAAGAGACAGATGTCCGGCAATTATAATATTAAATCTGTTAAGATGAAAAAATTTAATGATACTGGAAGAAAATGCATTTGGGTTAGTTCAAGAGGGAAGCGTTGTAATTGCGAAGCAAAGGGAAGATTCTTTTGCGATAGACATGGCCAGCTGGCTCGGAATATTGATTCTTGTAGTTTTAGTGAAAATGACTTTGTAGTGGTGAGATAATGTTTAAGAAGAAATTGTTAGTTTATAAAATAACTCCTCATTTTCCTGCTGTATCTATTGTGGCCGATAAAGAAGGATTAGCAGAGGGAGAAACGAAAGTAAGAATCCTTTACGACAATCTTACAAAGACATTAATCATTAATGATGTATGGGAAATAAACTTGGGAGAAATTAATTGGGGAATTAAAGAATGTATTGTTCCTCTTGAGATGGGTGGCGATGGAGTTAAGAGCATTACATTCAGAATAGACAGCAATAAGCTTCTGATAGATTCTCTGGAAGGTGAAATCACCATATTCAAATATTATGAAAAGATTTGCTGCTTGGAGTATTATTTCAGAAAGCTCGTGGGAGATTTATAATGCTGAGTAAAGAAGTCGTCACCAAGAGAAAAACTAATTACTGGAGTTGACATGGGCGGGAGAGTCTCTTATTTTAAAAAGCCGGTTGTTGAATTTGAAAGTGATCGCCAATGCATATGGACAGACAGTACAGGAAAGAGATGTGAGAATAAGGCGCAAGGATATTTCTTTTGTAAGGAGCATTTTAAATTAGCAGGGAATATTGATTCCTGCGGATACACAGAATACGACTCTGCAATTATAAGATAAGGAGAACACACAATGTTAAGCAAAGAAACGACAGTAAAAAATGGAATGATAAGACAGAAGACTGATGATGCTGGTATAGATTATGATAAATATCTTAGGACGAAAAGAGAATTTGAAGAAGACCTTATTGAAGCAACCAGAAAGAATGATATGAAAGCAATACAAGAAGCTAAAAATGGATTGGCTGATAATGAAAAGGACTGGGAAGAATCTGTTGCATCGACAAATAAAGACTCCAAAACAAAAGATGATTTTTCAAAACCACTATCAATTGAAGAAATCAAGTCTTTGTTTAAAAGCATAGATCCTGCCTTTGCCAAAAACCTTTCTGGAGTTGTTATTTCTCCTCAGATGGCCGTGGAGAAAGGATTAAAAGCAGGACTTCAGTTAAGTTCTAAAGGAGAACAATTTAGAACTGGTGATTCTAAATCCAATGCGTGGTTGTCTGGGGAAGCTTATGATGAAGGATATGTAATTTATACAGCAAGAAAACAAACAGATCAAAAGCCTTATTATATAGTCAACAATAAAAATTTTGCAACTAGAGAGGAAGCGAAAAGATATATTGACTCCAAAACAAAAGATGGAGGAAGAGTTTATTTAGCTACACATGGCAAATACGATTATTATTTGGATGATGTAGCAGATAAGATTTACGCTTGGGATAATGAAAAGAAAGTGATCGCTCTTTCTGTTACAGCTAATGATCCCAGTCAGTATGATATTATCGTACAGAGATTGAATAAGCAATTGACTGGCGATTCTTTTGCTCCTCTTTCTCAGCGGTACAAAGGCTATGACATTTATGTAAAGAAACTTCCTACAGGCTGGTTTGAAGCTTCTGCTGTAGGTGAGAAAAGAATCTCTGGCAACATTGAAGAAATAAATCGTCAGGGAACTACAGAAAAGGAAGCAGTTAGATTACTGAAGAATTATTTGGACAGTTTCGGAGGATAAAATGTTATTAGAAAATATAAAAGAAATTAAAAATGGAAGAATCTTTACAAAAGACCCAAATCTTCTTGAGTGTCCTTATTGCAAGTCAACATTCCAGAGAGATGCAGTAAGAGCAAAAATGAAGCGAATGAAAGATTCTTTTTATACATCAAAACATTGTCCTAACTGTGACAAAAGAATCTCATTAAGAGATGGCAGCGAAACAGAAGCCAGCATACGAAGACAGATCGAGCGATTAGAAAGATATGCCAATCAATGTCGTCTTACAGGTGATAGAGAAGAATATCAGGAAGCTATGAAAGAGATATCTGAATTAAAGAAGCAGTTGGTAGAGATAAGAGAAGGCAAGACACAGGACGCTGAAGGAAGAACTATTTGGAATAGAGTAGATTTCGATAAAATGGTTGAAGCTGGCCATTTCGTTATTGTTAGCAAACATCCTTATGGATATGAAGTGAGAGTAAAGTCAGGAGAGATTTATGGAGTGGAAGTTAAAGACTCCAAGACAAAAGACTCTGCCATAGGCAAACATAATGATATTCCTGATGAGGAGTTTGATGCAAAAGAACTGGCAATGGGAATCGAAATAGAAATGGAGCACACTGATGATGCTGGGATTGCCAAGGCTATTGCCAAAGATCATTTAAAAGAGCTTCCTGATTATTACACCAGATTGAAGAAGATGGAAGCAGGAGAATAAAATGTTAAGTTCGGAAGTAGGCATCAGCAATGGCCAGATAAGAAAAAAGGGAGAGCTTCTGGAAAGAATCATGTACCAGAATATTCCCATCGCCATTGAGAATGATGAAGGCTCTATCAGGAAATGGAAGAATGAGAAAGGTGAATCAGGTAAAGTACAGATATTTTATAAATACGGATTCATCGAAGGCACCAAAGGAGTTGATAATGAAGAGATTGATTGCTTCATTGGACATAATCCTTATGCTCCTAATGTTTATGTCATTCGTTTAGGGAAAGATGATTTTGAGGAAAAAATTATGTTTGGGTTTGATAGTCAGGAGTCAGCAAGAGATGCTTTTCTTGCTCATTATCAAGATCAGGAATATCTCGGAGAGATAATAGAAATGCCCATGTGGCTTTATAAAGACACCTTGGAGTTTAGATAATGACTGTTAAAATAAAAAGAAGACAACCAAAACCGACAGCAGATTCTTTTGAGAATTTTGTTTATAAGGTTGGCTTGGGTTCTAACAACGCTTTATCTCAATCCACTTATGCTCTGACTAATTTAATCAGCAGGCGCAGAGATATATTGGAGGCAGGATATAGAGGCTCCTGGTTAATTGGGCAGGCAATTGATGTTGTTGCAGAGGATATGACTAAGTCTGGCATAACAATGCTTTCTAAATTAGAACCAGAGGCTATAAAGAAAATACAGGTAGCTCTGGAAGATTATTCTGTATGGGAAGCCTTCTGTAATACCATTCGATGGTCAAGATTATTTGGCGGTTGTATTGCTGTTATATTAATTGATGGTGCTAAATATGAAGATCCTCTTGATATAGATAAAATAGGAAAAAATTCATTCAAAGGATTATTCGTAGCAGACAGATGGATGTGCGAACCTTCAATGGGAGAAGTCATTAAGGAATTTAGTAAAGATTTTGGAAAGCCTAAATTTTATCGACTTAATCCAGGCTTGGTAGTAAATGCAACTATGCCGAAGATAAAAATTCATTACACACGAGTGTTGAGATTTGATGGAATCCCATTACCTTATTATCAGAGGATGTATGAGAATGGATGGGGATTGTCCCATGTTGAAAGAATTTATGACAGATTACTTTCTTTTGATTCAGCTACACTGGGAGCTTCACAATTAGTTTATAAATCATTTTTAAGAACGATTGGAGTAAAGGGATTAAGGAAAGCATTGGCATTAGGTGGGGCAGAAGAGACCGCTGTCATTAAGCAATTCACCCATATGAAGACGATGCAATCCAACGAAGGAATAACATTACTTGACTCAGAAGACCAATTTGACATTAAAACGAATTCATTTGGAGGTGTGGCTGATCTGTTAAGAGAGTTTGGTCAGCAGATTTCAGGAGCCACAGGAATACCGCTGGTTAGATTATTTGGTCAGTCTCCTTCAGGATTCAATACAGGTGAAACTGATTTAAGGAATTACTATGACAATATCGAAAGGGAACAGGAGAATAAATTAAGACATCCTTTGAATATTGTTCTTGAAGTAATATCAAAATCTAAATTAGGAGTAAGGCTTCCTGAAGATTTTGAATTTGATTTTAATTCTCTGTGGAAGATGGATGAAGATAAGAAGGCTATGATTGCTTCTTCAGATGCTGCTTCAGTTACTTCTCTTTATGGAGCAGGCATTATTAGTAAGGAAACTTCTTTAAAAGAATTGGCGCAATCTTCAGCCATCTCTGGAAGATATACAAATATTTCTCAGGACGAAATCGATAAAGCAAAAATTGAAGATGAGAATAAAGTTCCTGAAGGGATAGAGCCAGAAGAAGATTTTCCTTCCAATTCTTTTGAAGAGACGGAAAATAATGAAGTGGTAGAAAATGTAGATGAAACTCAAGAGGAGATAATTGAATTTCCAGAAGACAAGAAACGCATTGTAGATAAAATAAAAGAAGTCATTGTAGATAAGATTAATGTTATCAAAAGCAAATTCTTTACTACTGACAAACGACTTCGTTCTCCTGAAGGTGGAGTAAATATAAAAGGTCAGTTTTATCCAGGAGGACAATTTATTCCTTCTGAAGTGGATTATGAAACAGCTCGCAAAGCGATAGAGAAAAAACAGAAGCAGAATGAAGCGACAAAACAAAGTAAGTCTGCTCCAGAATCAAAGAAAGAAAAAGAAAACAAAGAGGAAACTAAAAAATCAACTGCTCCTCAAATAGTAAAGAAGGCAAAAGCTACAACCAACTTCTCTAAAACAAAAAGAGATAAGGATGGTAAACTTATATTGGCTAATGGGAAAGCTTTGCCAGAGCATATAGCTAAAATGCCAATTCCTCCTGCTTGGACTAATGTAATTATTAATCCTGATCCTAATGGGAAGCTTTTGGTTCAAGGAACTGATAAAAAAGGAGGGAAGCAGCCCTTATATAACAAAGAATATGAGAAGCAACAACAGGAGAAGTTGAAAGTAAAAATTAATAAGCTGAATAAAGAATATCCTAAGATAAGCCAGCAGTTTGATAAAGATTTAAAGACAGGTGACTTAACTGTTAAAGAGAATGCTTTCCTTGCTAAGCTTGTTGCCAATACCGGAGCGAGAATAGGCAGTGGAGATAAAATATTAGGAGAAGTAAAAACTTATGGTCTTTCAACTCTTGAAGCAAAGCATATCAAGAAAGAAGGAGAAAAGGTGGTTCTTGATTTTGTTGGGAAGCATGGAAAGCAAAATCTTTTTGAAGTGACAGATAGAAGTTTAGCTTCTGTTTTATTAAAATTGAAAGATAAAAAAGAGAGTAAAGAAAAGATATTTGATACTGACTATATGTCTTTCTTAAAATATATGAAAGGTGTTGGAAATTATACTCCAAAAGATTTCAGAACTAAACTAGCGAATGAATGGGCTGCTTCTGAAATAAAAAATATGTCAGCTCCTAAGACTCCAAAAGAATATAAGAAAGCAGTGAAGGAAGTGTTAATAGCAGTTTCTAATAAATTAAATAATACTCCTGGGATGGCTTTCAAGTCATACATTTTCCCAGAAGTATGGGATAAATGGAAAGCTTCAGCAGGAGCATAATAAAAGGAGAAGACAATGCCAGAGATCGATGAAGAAGATTTTGAAAAAGAAGATTTTGATGATGAAAGAGAAGAGCAACCTGCCGGAGAGTATATTATTGAGCGAACAGGAATAAATCCTGATGAGCTTTTTGCAGAGGAAGAAGATGGCGACAAAACCAAGAAGTCAGAATAGAGTATTTAATTTTTCTCTTACTAATCGCATTGAGCAGCAGTATGAGAGAGATTTGAATAATGTAAGTAGTGAAGTGACTTCCATGGTGAATTCATTTACCAAGAAATTGAATCTTGGTAAAGAGCATATCGAGATTGAAGATGTTGGAGATTTAGTTGAGAAGCTTCAAGAATATTCTGAAAAGATTTCTGGATGGGCAGAGAGAACAGCCAACAAGATGGTATATAGTTTGGAAAGAGAAGATTTACGTCAATGGGAAAGACACTCTAAACAAATGTCAACATTGATGAAGAAAGAATTAAAACAGAAAGATATTAATGCAGAGCTTAAAAAATATATGGACGACAATGTGCATTTAATTAAATCAATTCCAACCAGAGCAGCAGAAAGAGTCCATAGAATTGTTTTGAATAATCTTACAACAGGAAAGAGAGCAGAGTCAGTAGCAAAAGAAATTATGAATACAGGTTCAGTGAGCAAGTCGCAAGCTGCTCTGATAGCAAGAACTGAAACAGCCAGAGTGACAACTGGATTAGTAAAAGTAAGAAGCGAGTCGATAGGATTAGGCTGGTATGTATGGAAAAGTACAAGAGATGCAAGAGTAAGGCATGCACATAAAATGATGAACAATGTTTTATGTCAGTGGGATGATGAACCTAATCCAGAAGCTTTATTCCCAAAGAAAGGAGCAAAGCCTTACGGAGATTATTTACCAGGAGCAACTTTTAACTGTCGTTGTTATCCAGCTCCTTTAATTCGTGTTGATGATATCAATTGGCCTGCAAAAGTATTTAGAAAAGGGAAAATAACACTGATGAATAAAAGTCAGTTTATGAAAATAACAAATCAAGAATTTTATAAAAAAGCAGCCTAGGAGGAATGAAAATGTTTTTACATGATATCAAGGATATAAAAAACGGAAGAGTGATTACAAGAGATTCAGTAGATACTATCGTGATCCAGTATACACTTGAAGACATTAGAAATGGTAAGAATCCAAATCAGGCTTTTGCTGATGCACTTGAGGATCAGAACTATTATGGATCGAAATCAGAATCTCAAAGACAAGAGATGGCAAATTATTTACGAAATAAACATAATGTAAATATTAATATGGCAATTGTCAATAAACTTCTTGGAATAAAAGCAGAAGACTCCAAAACAAGAGATGCATCTGAAATAGCAATTAAGAGAAAATGGGACAAGCTAGATATGGAGCAAAGAGCAAAAGCATTTCATATACCTATTTACAGTAAAATGCTTTCATATTCTCGGAATAATTTAAGTGAAAGAGATAAAGGTTTTATTTTATCGAATATAGGTATTCCGAGAAGCTTTGGCTCTAAAACAAGAGACAATTATAGAGGATTACAAAAATATGAAGGACAAATAATTTATAAGGATGATAGTACAAACAAATATTTTACATTGGGATTTGAATTAGGAGCAAAAAGGTTTAATAGCATTGAAGAGGTAAAGAAAGCAATTGATAAAAAACTTTCTGAAGACTCCAAAACAAAAGATGACCAGATAGCAGAACTCAAATCTCAGAAAGAAGAAGCCAGAAAGCAAGGCTATGGAACAGATGCCTATGAAGCAAAGATTGAAGAATTGCAGAAGGATAAATATTAGAAGGAGAAAAAGAAATGGCATATGATAATGAAATACCAATACCTGATAAGTTTTTAATGCCTGATGGTTCTATTGTTACATTTGCAGGTGCGGAGTATGCTCCAGCTGATGAAGACAGAGCAACATTGTACTTACAAAAGCAATATCAAGCAGCAAAGTGGCTTTTACCTGATGGTTCAATCGTATCAGGTATTCCGATGGATATGGAAGCGTTTGAAGCGATCTTTGTTCCGAAGACAACAGAAATAAATGGGCATCCGCTGTCGGGTGACATTACTCTCACTGCTGACGACATTGGAATTCCAGATGCGTTGGTATATAAAGGGACAATTGATTGCTCAGCTAATCCAGACTATCCAGCTGCTGACGCTGGTCATATGTATATGGTTAGTGTTGCTGGAAAGATTGGTGGAGCTTCTGGGAGTGTTGTAGTTGCTGGTGATAGTATACTTTGCAACACGGATGGAACTGCAGCCGGGACACAAGCAGCTGTTGGAGCAAGTTGGAATATTATACAGAATAATATAGACCTTACCAATATAACAATAAGTGGTGGGACTATTAATGGGACTACAGTTGGATTAACAACAGCTACCACAATTAGATCTCTTTTCGATGAAGACACTTTAATCACAACAGGTAATATATCAGCAAATCAAGCATCTGGTGGAGTTATTAACAACTATGAACAGACAGCAGATTGTGCTATGACTTGGCCAACGATTGTTGAAGGTCAGTCCTGTGTATTCTGTTGTGCTACGACAGTGGATAAATATTGGAGAGTTGTTGCCCCAGCAGGTATGTATATCTGGCTTGATGGAGTTAAGGGTTCTGCTGCAGGTTATGTTGGAATAGCTTCAGCGACTGAAGGTGCTTGTTTTCAAATAGTTTCTGTTAAGAATACAGGTGGAACTTATGACCTAATGGCAACTACTATCAGTGGCACTATTGTGGCAGGTTAAGGAGAATATAATGTTACCTTTATTATTACCACCTGCACCAGTTGTCTACAAAGGCACAATCAACGGCCTCCGTGTAAGTGCAGTTGACGGAACGGCGTTTATTGACAATCTGCCCTATACTTACCAGAGTGATTTTAGTGCGGGAGTGGATGGGTGGACAGTTTATGGTGGAACTAACGATGGCAATATAGACAGTATTGGCGGGTTAGACAACTGGCTACGGCATACTCTTAACAACGCAAATGATGCTCATGCCATGCTAAGAACATCATTTTTAACTATCGGCAAAAAATACACGATATCTTTTAAATATTATATCCCAAGTGGGCAAACGGTTGTTGCTGGAATCAAACTTGTTGATTCTATGGGTGTGGCAATCACGGGTGTCACACATCAAACCACTCTAGATACTGCTACTACATATACAGTTACCTTTACAGCACCAAGAACAGGAATACAAATCCGAGCTACAAATGCGGCTGGAGGAAATGACCTTATCCAAGACGCAGGCGGCGATGACGTATTCTACATCAAAGACATAACCATATCCGAAATCCAACCTTACATGGACGGCAACCATTCAATAGAAATCTACGACTCTTCCAACAGAATGTTGAGAGGGGTGCTGAAAGCGGCGGGAAGTTCGGAGACTTTGGGGGATGAGTTAGTAACTAATGGCGATAATGAAGCGGCTGTGATGTCCAGTGAAAATTTCCGGCAAACCGTTACGCAATCTAGCGAACAAGCACAAGCGGGGACGTATTCTGCGAAGGCAGTGTTAAGTGGTGGTACGGATACGCATTATGGTAGATGGGCTATTGACCGATTGAAACTATATAAATTTAGCGGATACTTCTATCTTCCATCTGGACAAACAGTGAATAGGTTGGCCATCGGAGGGGATTATAAAACAGAGGCATCTTTTGGGATTAGCAAATTTACGACTCTCACGAATCAATGGATAAATTTATCGTTATATACAACACCTTATGGCACATTAAGCAATCATGTAACAGCAGGATCATTACTGCAAAATAACGCCGATGAAGATTATTACTACTACGATACATTCACCATCAAACAAGTCCTTACCCCTTCCACTTCCGGCGCAACCATCGTATCAGCAAAGGGCGGAGAGACATACAATTTCAGTTATAAGAATCCGAGCTTCACATACAATGCGGATTCTTATTACATCATCATCAAGAGGTTACGCTAATGGACAAAATGTATCACTTCATAGCAGGTTTGGGAATTTGCTTACTAATCAGCTTTTTTGCTTCTTATCTAGGCCTCAATCAGCCTGAAGCATACGGGCTGATAAGTGCGTTTCTCGCAGGGGCATTGAAGGAATTTGCAGACGTAGCAATCTCAAAGAGTTGGTCAAGGTGGGATATGTTCGACTTTTTAGCGACTTGTGCCGGAGGGTTTGCGGGATTGGTTGTAGTACAGATATAAGGAAATTAAAATGGAAAATAAAAAAAGATTTTACACAACAGAACAACTTAGTGAACATATGGCAGAGACTCCAGAAGGATTTCTTATTTGCTATGATGTCCCTATTGCTCGGATAGGAGAGCAGACATATAAAAAAGATGAAGTGCCTGTTGAGCCTAATGCGCAAGGTCTCATTACAATTAAAAGAACTGAAGATGAAGTTTTTAAACCTGAAGCTCTTTTATCTTTTGAAGGAAAACCTTTTACGATAGATCACCCAGAGGAAATGGTTACTCCTGAAAATTGGAAAGAAAAAGCTCATGGCTTTGTAACAAATATCCGAAAAGGCATTGAAGATAAATTAGGAACCATCGTAGGTGATATTCTAGTTACAACAAATAAAGCTATTGAATTGATAATGGGTGGGATGAGAGAAATCAGTTGTGGCTACGACGCTGATTATGAACAATTGGAAACAGGAGTTGGAATACAGAAAAACATAATAGGCAATCATATTGCTTTGGTTATGCGAGGAAGAGCGGGAAAGAGATGTGCAATTGGTGACAAGGCTTGTTCTAATTGCGGATGTTGTCATGATAACAATATAACAAATAAAATAGAGGAGGAAGATGAAGCTATGAAATTTAAAGACAAGTTAAAAGCAGTATATCGCAAGCTTATCAAAGACGCTGACTTTGAAAAGTTGGATGATGAAGAGAAGGCGAATATGCTGGCAGAGGCAGCTGGTTCATCTATTGAAGATGAAATAGGCGAAGAAGAATTGCTGGCGAATACAAAAACTCCAGCAGAGGAAGAGAAGAAAGAAGTGGTAGAGACTGATGAAGAAAATTCTTCTGGTGAAGTTACCAATGCAGAATTGAAAGATATATTGATTCGCATGCTGGAGATTATGGAACTTGTAGCCAAAAGCTCTACTGTCGGAGACAAGAAAGTTAAAGATGATGAAGAAGTGATTAAAGAGAAAAAAGACGAGGAGGAGATAAAGACAGAAGATATTAATGAAGGTGGAAGTGCAAAATCAATGGCTCAGATGGAGGACGAAGATCCTGATGAAGAGGAAGAGCTGAAAAAAGCTGAAGCCAAAGATTGTGATTCAACTTGGCATGATACAGCTTATAGAGCTGATTTGCTGGCTCCTGGAATTAAAATATCCAAGCCGACAAAAGATCATGCTGCGGCTATTTTGAAAATCAAAAAGAGAGCAATCAGTAAAGCTTATACAACTGATGCTGATATTGTTAATCTTTATGTAAAAGATGTTGCTTCTCTTGATGGCAAAGCGTTGGATGTTGCTTTCATCGCAATTTCAGAAGCGATGAAAAGTAAGAATAATAAATTCGTAACAGATTCTTTGATTCAGAATACAAAAGGTGTCAGCAATGACATCCGAAGCATTCAAAAAAGAAATGAAGAGTATTGGAAGAAAAATAAATAATAAATTTTAAGGAGGAGATAGATTATGTCTAATGCATTTTTGTACAGAATGGGAGTGGGCTATGCTGGTCAGGTTACTCGTCTTGAGGTAGCAAAGATCGAACCTCAGATTCTTGATTCGGTTAACAAACCTACAGTGTTTGGTGCTCCGGTAATTATTACCAGCGGAAAAGTTTGTAAGTTTGCTGGCTCTGGAACGATTAAGGGATTTTTGGTTCGTCCGTATCCGACGCAGGCAGAAGTAAATGAAGCGTTGGATGCTGGGACTCCGAATGTAAATCAGATGGGAGATATCCTCCGTTCTGGTTATATGATTGTTGATGTTCAGTCTGGAACAGCTGAAAAGGGTGGTATTGTTTATGCCAATGATACGACTGGTTTGGTTCAGGCTGATTCTTCAGGAGCAACAGACACAGGTGCCAAGTTCATGGGTGCTGCTGATGAGAATGGTATTGCAGAAATTGAGTTTAATGTTTAATTCAAAATAATATAGAAGGAGGAAATAAGATATGTTGACATACGACAAATATGTAATCGATAGTACTGGTGCTTTCCTTATTGGAGAGTTGGAGAGATTAGATCAAACTCTGCATCAGCCGTTATATAACACCACTTGGGGAAGAGACATTGATCTGAGAGAAGATGTTTCTATTGCAGATGAAGTATCGAGCTTCACCAATAGTTCATTCGCCGCTCTTGGCTCGCCTCTTACTGGTGGCAAAAACTGGATTGGCAAAAATTCAAATGCCATTCCTGGTCCTGCATTGGATATCGGAAAAACAAGTTCTCCTTTGTATCTCTGGGGAGCTGAAATTTCTTATACCATTCCTGAACTGCTTTCTGCACAGCAGATGGGTCGTCCTGTAGATGCCCAGAAGTTTCAGGCGATGCAAGTCAAATACCAGATGGATATTGATGAGCAGGTATATATTGGAGACGCCGGATTTGGAAAATATGGTCTGGTTAATTCCAATTTAGTCACCTCTGCAAGTGTAGACATAGGAACAGCAGGCTACACTGAATGGGAATACAAAACTCCTGATGAAATTCTGGAAGATGTAAATTCTCTTATCAATGCATGTTATGAAGCAGCAGCTTATGCAGTGTGTCCTTCTAAGCTTTTGCTTCCTCCTGCAAAGTTTGCTCATATTGTAAGTCGGAAAGTTTCTGATGCTGGCAATATTAGCATTCTTCAGTTCTTGGAGGATAACAGCATTTCTCTGAAGATTAATGGTAAGAAGCTTGACATTCAGCCTTGTAAGTGGCTGACAGGTCGTGGGACAGTAATGGGTTCTCCAGCTGTAGCTTCCAACAGAATGGTTTGTTATACTCAGGACAAAGATAAGGTTCGTTTCCCGTTGGTTCCGCTTCAGAAAACTCCTCTTGAGTATCGTTCTATTTACCATTTGACTACCTATTTTGGTCGTCTTGGTGTTGTGGAAATGGTCTATCCAGAAACTCTGTATTACGCAGACGGGATTTAGTTAATAAACAAAAAAAAGGAGAGGTGGAAAATGAAAATTAATTTAAAAGCTCCAATACAGTTGCCAATTAGGGAGAAAACAATTTTACGACCAGGGGTGCATGATATTCCTGATGATGTTTTTGCTCATTGGTTTATTCAAGGAAAAGTGCATGAAGGTGTTATTGATGTGATTGCTGATGGAGATTCTGCCATCAAAGTATTGCCTAAAGTTGCAGCAATAAAAGCAAGAATAGTAGAAGTCATGCCAGCTTCAAAAGAGAAAGCTCCTGAAATTGTGACTCCTAAATTGGAAGAAGTAAAACCAGAAGTAGAAAAGTCTGCATCAGAAGAAGAAGTAAAACCAGAAATTGTTTTTAATTCTTCTGATGCAACAGACAAAGAAGTAGGTGCAGATTCTGTAGTTGTGAAAAAATCTTCTAAGAAGAAAAAAGCAAGTGAAGGATTTGTTACCGAAGGTGGCATTCAAAAAATTAAACGAAGGAAGTAGAGATGAACACTAATTAAAGCTCCCTCTTTAGGGAGGGGGCTTTTATGGTGGGTTGAATGTCCACAGCAAGAAAAAAAAGATAGGATATAACAATGGCTAAAATGGCTTTCTTTAAACTTGGTTCTTATTTATCATATACGCCTGATGCTAATTTCGATATAGGTTCAGGGGATTATAAAATTCAGTTTGATATCTTATCTGCTCCAAATCAATATCTTTTAGAAGTTACTGTCAGTCCTGAAGGTGTTGATGAATACGAAGGGGTCAATGCTGTTCGGGACGGTATTAAACACTCCGTTATTATTGAAAGAGTTGCTGGCATTAAAACGGTCACTGTTGATTCTGTCGTTCAATCAAGTGCAAGTACTGGTGATGGAAACGACTTATCAAATGCGTTTTTTGGAGAAATAGGTAAATTTAGTGCGTATCTGGCAGCATTATTTGGGTATGCTTTTTATTATACAGGGTATTTATCCAATGTAAAGATATATAGTGGTGATACACTTCTGTTGGACATGCCTCTTACTGAAGACTTACTCGACCATTCTGCCAATGAGTATGTAATAACGAATACAGGTGTTGAACTTCTTGAAGTCGGAGATACGATTGATTTTGTTGAAGGCGAACAACTAAGTGAAGCGAATGACTCTGGTCAGTATCTTAGCGGAGCTTTGGTTGGAGGAGAGGCTTTTGTTTTAGATATGACTCCAATTGTCGGGAGTAATTTTAATTTACGAGTTTCTTCTGCGGTTGTTACTGCATACGGAATAAACAAAGCATCTTGTGCTTATCGGTTTACGCTTGACGAGGCTATAACACAAGGGAAAATAATCCGTTCTGCTCAGATTGTTCTTAAAGACAACGGTGGTATCTCGTTTGAATCAGGAGTAAAAGCTCGCATTCGCTGTGAGAAGGCTGCCGCTCCTGCGGTCTTTTCTGATTTAACTGATTATGCTTCACGAAGATTAAATCTGACAACTGCCTACGTAAGTTTTGATGATGTGCAACAGTTCGAGAGTGCAACTGTTCGGGCGATTGATATTACGTCTATTGTCCAAGAAGTTGTTACAAACTTTAGTCCAACAGCCATAGCAGTTTTTATAGACGATGAAACACTGGGTACAACTGAGGGGCAGATGTATCAGTTTATGGCAGTTTTTGATGAAGAATTCGCACCAGAGATAGTTATTCAGTACGAAGATGCTTCAGCCGTAAGCAAAAAGATTATGATTAAAAGGAATTGAGATGCACTACAAAATCGAAAAATCAGGATGTTGCGAACACAAAGGACTTTGTCAGGTCAGGGCGGATTTCTATTGGGACGAAAAAGACGCTGAATATGCTTTGACCGAATGTAAGATTTATCCCGAAAAAGGGTATGAGGGCAAGGTTGATGAAATGGGTATTCCTGCTGATTTAGATGATTACCAGAAATGGGAAGATGC